AGCTATGGACGAATGCGAACAGGAAGAAAAGTATCTTGGACGCATGGGATATGACAGGTATCGTTATTCCAATGGAAGATTTGCCCCGAAAGGCAAAGGAAGTCGTATGGGATATAAACCATATTTGTACACGGAAGATGATGACTGGATGGACGAGTATCTGAACAATCCAGAGTTTGAACGTAATATGTACCGCATGGGATATCATCCAGATCGTAGTGATATGAGAATGGATGGAATGAACCATAAGCAGTCCAGATATGGCGAAAGCTATGACAGATACAGCGAGAATCGCAGGCATTACCATGATTCCAATGATACAGAATCCAAGAGAAAAATGGATGATTCCATGAAAGAGTATACGTCTGACATTATCCGTAATCTTACAGAGATGTGGTCAGATGCAGACGCAACTCTTAGGCAGTCGATGAAAACTGACCTGACCCGTCTGATACAGCAGATGAATTGAATATGAAATGAATTTTGCCCTTGTTACAGAAATGTAGCAGGGGCTTTTTAGTTATGGAGGTACATAATATGTCAAGAAAAAAAGCGGAAGTCAAAATTAAAATGATTTGTGAGAAATGCGGAAAACCACAGAAACCAAGTGCTGACAAATCAACAACTAATTGGAATGTATATGACTGTCATGAAAAATGTGAATGCGGTGGAAAATTCGTAATGAAATTCGAGGATTAATTATGGAAAATTTGACTGTAAATATTTTAGGAACCGAGTACAAAATATATTTCAGGAATGAAAAAGACGACGATTTACTTGATGGAAAAGGCAGAGATGGATACACGGATATGTCCGCGCACGAAATTATAGTGTGTAACAAAAAAGATGATTGTGAATTAAGAGATTACGAAAATTGGAAGAAAAACATTCTACGTCATGAAATTGTTCATGCTTTTTTATTTGAAAGTGGACTTGATTCTTCGTCTGCCAATTTTTATGGAGCATGGGCTACGAACGAAGAAATGGTTGATTGGTTTGCAATTCAATCTCCAAAGATTTTTAAAGTATTCCAAGAACTTGATTTAATTTGAAAAGGATGGTGATAAACCATGCTAAGACAATTTTATATGAACGGGGACTTATGGAAAGTTCACTTTGTTTCTCCCCATGACGATGTTCTTATTGACCGTACAGGGCAGAGGACACTTGCGGTATCAGATTATTCTACAATGACAATTTCGATTGCAAATAATCTGCATGGGGAACTTTTGAACCGGGTGTTTATTCATGAATTAGGTCATTGTGTGATGTTCAGCTACGGTCTATTGCCTGAACTTCACCACATGGTCAAGAAGCAATACTGGATGGATGCAGAGGAATTTGTGTGCAATATTCTGGCAGACTACGGACAATTTGTCATTGGTACAGCCAGAGATATTTTAGGAAACCGATTTACTTATGTGGCTCCTGTTGGGGCAGAAAGGATGATTGCATAGATGGCAAAAGCAGAAAACACAGTTATTTTCGACGGCATCAAGTATAATCCTGGCGACGAGTTGCCGGATTTAGGCAGTTGGGTGTGTACGGATGCAAGAGGTATGGTTCGTGATTATGAAGGGCTGTCAAAGGACGTGGCGAAACTTCCACATTACGTACAGAGTGGTTCTTCGGCGTTGTGCCTTGATACTTCTGAATTATACGAATATCACAAACCTACCGATACATGGTACAAACTGTAAAGGAGAAGCGCATATGGCATTAACAGCAAAGAAAGTATATGCAATATTAAAACGCCAGATTTCCGATATGGAAGTAAAATTAAATAGCCCTGTAAGATACAGAGGTACAGTTGCGACTGCTGATTTGCTTCCATTAAATCCAGACATTGGCGATATGTACAATATCGAGTCTAAGTCGATCTACGGCGAAGCAGGAATGAATGTGGCATGGAACGGCGTAGTTTGGGACACTATGGGCGCTCCAATTGATATGTCACTGTATCTCACAAAAGAAGAAGCAGAGACGGTAATACAAAGATTAGTTACGGAATATTTTGAAAAGAATCCAGTCAAGCCCGGAGCCACGACAGAACAGGCACAGCAGATCGAGCAAAACAAGACTAACATTGCTTCGCTAAAGGAAGATTTTGTGAATCAAGAAAAAGAAATAAATTCCGTGAAAGATTTGTTTCTTGACGTAAACTCAAAAACGTATTATGACCATGCGTCAGATGAAATGCTGTCACAGTCTTCCGGAAATAGCGGTCAGATTTATGTGTTAAATGATTTTATTGAAACAAATGGAAAACTTACAGAAGTAGAAATAAGTGTTGCTTCGGATTGTAATTTCAAATTGTATGTATTTGAACAATATGATGCAACACAAAAGACAAAAGTAAAATTATCAAATATTTTTGATTTTAATTTAAAAAAAGGAAACAATCGTATACTTGTCGATGCTATCATTCCTAAAAAGGTAAGATTTGGAATTACTGGTGAAAATAATTCAGTTAAGTATGGGAATATCGGAAACGGAAGTATTCATTGGACAACTACTAGCGTCGATAATTGGAATACAATTGGACAAACTGGTGTGATAAATATTGGAGGGAATACTGGCGATTTTTCAGTATCTTTGTCTGGTACAAAACAAACCCAACTTATAAAAAATCTAAAAGGAAAAACAATTCTTCTTTTTGGAGATAGCCGCAGTTCATCAGATTATACGTGGTACAAAGATTTGCTTGAAGAAAAAACTGGTGCAACAGTATTAAACAATGGGAAAAGCGGTGCAACACCTAAATCAATGATTGATAGTGGATATTTGGATGAAATGCTTGATATACCTCACGATATTTGCATTATGTTTTTGTGTGGAAACATAAGTGGATATAAAGGAACCGTTGGAACATTTTCATATGGTTCTATATTAAATACTTTGGGGGAAGATGTTGTCAGTAGATGGAATGGTTCAGACCCATTTGATACTTCTGTGTCAAACAAACCAATTCAGCAAATTGATTATATCGTGCAAAGGTATAACAATAAGTTTTTTTCCGATAGAAGCCACAAATTATATCTTCTAACAGATATACCGAGTAAAAGAGGTGATGAACAGCATAATTATAGGATTGTATGTAACTACGGGAAGTCTGAAATGATAAAAGAAGTTTGCGTTCAAAATAGTGTTCCATACATTGATAGTATGGCAAAGTGTAGATTTAACGAAGATTACGAACCTTCATATACGCCACCGACTGACTTACTTACAAATAATGGAGTATATTACATGGATGGATTGCATCTGAATGAGTATGGCAACGATGTGCTGACGGATGTAATTTGTCATGGGTTGTTGGATGTTTAATTAACTAAAGAGGGCTTTAGTTAAGTAAAAATCTCTCATAAATTCACTAAAATATCTATCCAGATAGAGCAAACAGTGCTATAATCACTATAACAGAACACAAAAAAGAGGAGCTGGACTCCCGACTACCAATCAAAAAGTCCAACTCCAAGCACCACAAAGGGTACAATATTATTATAGCACAGTACTCTCCCTTTGTGAACCCAAAAGGAGGGTATTTTTTATGAGAGAAAAATTCGTGAATGGGTTCATAACAAATCTGTATGGAGAAATTCCAGAAGAATATCTTGAAACAGTCAGAAACAAACTGGCGTTGTATGTAAATGATTTTGATATCAGTCAAAGAGAAACAGCAGTTGTAAAGTATACTGGATATTTGCCAGATTTCTACAAAACTTACATTGTAAGTAGGAAAATCGAGGGTTTGAGTAAAAAGACGCTCGAACTCTACAATCTTTATCTGGATGATTTCTTTTTCACAGTTAATAAAAACGCAGAAGACATTACTGCAAATGATATCCGCGTATATCTGTATAACGCTCAGGAGAGCAGAGGGTTGAGTAATCGAACGCTTGATAGCAGAAGAACTGCCATACATGCTTTCTTCGAGTGGGCTGCAAACGAAGGATATATAGGCAAGAACCCGTGCAGAGTTATCAAAAATATCAAATACGAACGCATTGAAAAACAACCTCTGACAGATATGGAGTTGGAAAGAATCAGGCAAGCTTGCGAAACCGTACGTGAAAAAGCGCTAGTTGAATTTCTGTATAGTACCGGAGCCAGGGTTACAGAAGTATGTGGTGCAAAGAAATCAGATATAGACTTTTACAAAGGCGAAGTGATTGTTTTGGGGAAAGGAAATAAGCATAGAAAAGTATACCTAAATGCTCGCAGCAAACTTCTTTTAGGACAGTATCTTGACTCCAGAGATGACGAATCAGAATACCTATTTGCAAGTGAACGTAAGCCTCATGGAGCATTGAAAAAAGAAGCTGTTGAAAGGATAATCCGTATCATAGGTCAAAGAGCAGAACTTGACAGACCATTGACACCGCATCTATTCAGACATACTCTTGCAACACTTCTTCTTCAAAGAGGAACACCAATTACAGAAGTACAAAAGATTCTTGGACATGTTAACATTAACACGACAATGATCTATGCGAAGGTATCTGATGATGATGTAAAAGTATCACACATGAAATACGCAATTTAAGTCAAAGAGCAGGAAGATTCCTGCTCTTTATTATTTAGTGTGCCGAGCATGGCATTAATCATACTGGTGCAAGTCCAGTTACGGGTATTTACCGCTAAGTGTAGCGAACCACAATGTAGATTCTGAGATGGATAAATCTGAAGAAATGAAGAACGAAACTGAAATAAAATAAACAATCAACCATTTAGGAGAGAGCAGAAATGTTCTCTTTTTTTGCATTGGAGAAAGTATTATGAGAGGATTAAAAAGACAGAAACAGACCGTGTACTGGTCAAGAGTAACCGAAACACTTGAGGGAATAGATACCGTACCGACATACAGTCAACCGAAAAGCTTTGAGTTTTCTGTATCATCTACCGCAGGAACGCCAGAGGAAATATCGGCAGGAATCGTGCCAGATTACGATAGATACATTACTTCCTTTAACCGTTCTTTCCATCCGCAAGAGGGAGATGTATTTTGGATTGATACCGTGCCACAGGTTGACACACTGGAAAATCTGGTTCTGAAAGATGGTATTCATACAACACCGCCAGATTACCGCTTGAAGAAAATCCTTGATACGCAAAGAGGAAATCTGGCTAGATATGGAATTAAAAAGATAGGTGCAGAAGAATGAGTGGACGAGTAATCAAATGCAATCTGAGCCAAAAATCTATTGGAAATGCAATCAAAGAATTGAAAGCATACCAAAACAGTCTTCGCGATAAAAATGAAGTATTTCTTAAAAGGCTTTGCGAATTGGGAATTCCTGTCATAGACGAAAATATTATGTTGGCACAGGGAGATTCTGATAAAAGCCACAATACCTACATCAAAATCAACAGATTCGGAAATTATGCGCAGGCAACTCTTGTGTGTGAGGGAACTGATCTGAATTTCATTGAATTCGGTGCAGGTATCCATTACAACACTCCGGCTGGAACAAGCCCGCATCCAAAAGGAGAAGAATTTGGTTATACAATCGGTTCTTACGGACAAGGCAAAGGAAAAAACGAATCGTGGGTATATGTGGCAAACTCTGGCGAATGGGTGCGTTCTTACGGTACAGAGGCTACAATGCCCGTGTACAAAGCAAGCGTAGAAATTATGCAGAATATCCGTAGAATCGCAAAAGAAGTGTTTTCTGCATAAAAACATAACACCTTTTCTTACTGAATATAACGTCTGTTTTATGTATACTGTAAGATATAAAAGCATCTACCGAAATGGCGGGTGCTTTTTCTATGCTCAAAACAAGGTGGTGACAGAGATGCCAGATGTAGTGAAAAATCCAGTTTCAGACGTATTTGAACGATGGAAAACAACTATTGAACCCGTTGTAGGAAAAGGGAACTTTTCTAATGACGAAAGTCAGACGGTAGCTTCAAACAAAAGGGTTTACGCACGTTTGTTCTTGCTTGGAAATCCAACATCACGTGGCAATCTTGAGGGGGATGAGTGCGCGACAACGCCATCTTTCCAATCAGAATCCTATGCGGCTGGTTCAAAAGCTTCTTCAAAAGTATATGAAATTGACGATGCCAGCCACAAGGCCATGGTTGACATGGGGTTCCGTAGGATATACGGGCCCGTAAGACAGAATAATGCTGATAACAGCATAAAACGTGTTGTTAGCAGATATAGCCGGATTTATACCGGTACATTACTCTAGGAAAGGAGCGAGAAAATATGGAGCAGATTATGAATTACGTGAAACCGGAACTTCTTATTGTTGCGGTTGTACTGTACTTTATCGGAATGGGTATTAAAAAGTCCGAAGCCATACCGGACAAATATATTCCGGCAATCCTTGGTGCTTTAGGCATTCTGATTTGTGGAATTTATGTTATTGCTACATGCGCTATATCTGGCGCGCAGGAAATCGCAATGGCAATTTTTACCGCAATCACACAGGGAATCCTCGTTGCAGGACTTAGTAATTATGTAAATCAGATTGTAAAGCAGGCAAGCAAAGAAGACTAGAAGGAGGTGATCCTTTTATCTCCCGGTACAGGGTTACGTACTAGAACCAGAGCCGTTAAGGCTCTTTTTTATTGCAATAAGTTATAGCCGAAAGGCAGAAAGGAGCCAAAATGGCACGATTAACTACACTTGGTGTGAAATTTTCATATGCCGTCGAAACCGTGAAAGGCACAAAGCCTACCAAATTCACACAGCTGGAAGAAGCCTCTTCCATCGGCGGTATTTCTCTTGACACAGAACAGATTGACGTTTCTGCACTGGAAGATTATCTGACACAGTATGCAGCTGGTAGACAGGATACTGGTGGTACATGGGAAATTGAATTCATCATGGATCCAGATAAATCTGTTAAACAGATTAAAAAACTGTACGAAGATTCTAAAGCTGCAAAAACTACAGGACTGGCAACCTGGTTTCAGGTGTCGTTCCCGGATATGTCCGACGCATTCTTTGTTATTGCAGAATGTGGTCGCGAAATTCCAATGCCAGAAATTGCACAGAACGAAGCAGCAACCATGTCTATTTCTCTTATCATCAATACATATAAGGGACTGGATACCAAAATTGAGCCGACAGCGGCTGCTGAATAAGATGTAAAACAGGGAGGATAATTCATGTTTAGTTTCTCAGCGAATGGCAAAACATACAAAGTAAAATTCGGATATGGCGTACTTACTCAGTCAGACATTCTTACACAAGTGTCTTCTATGGGAGCAATCAACAATCCGAAAGATATGATTAAAATGCTTCCAGAACTGATTCTGGTAGGATTGCAAAAAAAACACAAGGATGAATTCGGATATGAAACCGAAGAAGAAAAGAGAATTGCATACGATAAAGTGTGTGATCTTCTGGACGACTACGAAGATGATTCTACAGAGGAAAATCCTCAGAATGGATTCATTTTATTTGAAAAAGCAAGCAAGGAGCTTGAGAAGAACGGTTTTTTATCCGGAATGGTAAAAGCAATGGAGGAGAAATCGGAGGAAGAAAAGAAACTTCCGAAAATTCCACAGGATCACAAGAAGAAGAGTTGACTTTTTCTGAAGTAGTCCATAAAAAGCTACTTCCACTTTATTTGTCTATTGGCGTTTCTGAGGAAAAGTTTTGGGATTCCACACCACATGATTTAGAGCCATACATGGAAGCCTACAAATTAAAACAAAAAATGGCTGATTCGCAAGCATGGCAGTTCAACATGTACACGATGTGTGCTGTGCAGACTGCGGTTGCAAATGTGCTTATTGGTAAAAAGTCAAAGGCTGAATACCTTAAAGAGCCATTTTCACAAACAGCTGAAAAGCAAAAGCAAGAGGATGAAGAGAATCTTTCTGAAGCAGAAAAGAAACGGCAACGTGACAGGTTGCTCATGACATTGCAACTCATGCAAGCAAATTTTGAGCTGAATCATGGTAATAATGACAAGGGCAGGCAGGATTAAAAGTCTTGTCTGCCCTTTATTTTTTTGATTAAAAGGAGGTGCTTTAATGGCCGATAATACCATAGATACCCTCAATATACAAATAGGCAGTAGCACAACTCAGGCGGTACGGTCTATTAATAACCTTGTAAAAAAATTAGATACATTAAACACTGCCCTTGGAAATCTTGACATAAGCCGGTTAAATAATTTTTCCAATTCTTTAAAAAGTTTAGGTAGCGTGAATTTTAAAGCAAATGGATTGAATGCGGCTATAAACGCTATCAATCGTCTTGGAAAATCCGATTTCAGTCAGTTTGATACAGGAAAATTAGGTGAACTTCTTACCGAGATGCAGAAACTTGATGCTATTCCAGACGTTTCTCCGAGCGTTAGCCGGTTCACAACCGCTATAGCTAAACTTGCCAACACAGGACAGTATATCGGCAATGTATCAAAGGAACTTCCGAATCTTGCGACAGGTTTAAATAATACGGCTGCTAAATTAGGCTCCATGAGCGAAGTATCAGCATCCGCCAATGCTTTTATTACTTCTCTTGGAAAATTAGCTAGCGCAGGAGATAAAACTGGAAAGACTGCAAGTCAATTATCAACTCTCGCGCAAGAGGTTTTGAAGTTTTTTGACGCAATGAAAAGCGCACCAAATATCAGTTCAAGCACAATAAGAATGACAGAAGCTCTTGCAGTATTAGCATCGTCTGGAAGCAAAGTAGGGCGTGCCACAAATAGCGTTTCGAATTCATTCAACACGCTTTCTTCGTTAGGTTCAAAAGCAAGTACTGTAATCCATGGGCTGACAAATGCTTTTCAAAAATTTGCTTCAAAAGCTATTTCTTTAGGTGGAAAAGCTATATCTGCAATCGCAGGTATTGGAAATGCATCTTCTGAAGCCGGCGAAAAAATAAGAAGATTGTCAAATCCTCTGAGTTCGGTAACGAATAAGCTGGGTGCTCTTTACGCCAAAGGTTTCCTCGCAAAAAGAGCATTAGATGTTCTGACATCGCCAGTAGAATCCGCAATGAACTATGTAGAGACCCTGAACTACTTCAACTCTGCATTCAATCAGGTGGCAGAAGGAATCGACACTGACGAATGGAAAAAAAGTGGTATAAAATCTGCTGAAGCATATGCAAATTCATTTCAGGAAAGAGCAAAACAGCTTTCACAGAAACTGACAGGATTCGAAGTTTCAGATACTGGTGAACTGACTAGAACCAATACCGCCAGTCTTGGACTTGACCCGGAAAAGACTATGCAGTATCAGGCAACGTTTGCACAGATGGCATCTTCTATGGGCGATACATCTGAAACAGCATTGAAGTTATCAAATGCGCTTACAATGATCGGCGCAGACCTTGCATCCGTAAGAAATATGGACTTTGAAGATGTATGGCAGGACATGGCATCTGGCTTGACTGGCATGAGCCGCGCTATGGATAAGTACGGCATTAATATCCGTAATGCCAACATGCAGCAGGAACTGTATAATCTTGGAATTAATACCAGCATATCGAATTTGTCTCAGGCAGATAAAACGATTCTGAGAACGATTATCTTGCTGAACAACTCTAAGTATGCGTGGGCTGATTTATCAAACACGATCAATCAACCGGCAAATCAAATTCGTATGTTGCAAGCTAACTTTGCATCCCTTGGTAGAACAATAGGTTCCTTATTCATTCCTATACTGCAAACAGTTCTTCCGTATATCAATGCAATCGTAATCGCATTACAAAGAATGTTTGCTTATATTGCAAAATTGCTTGGAATCAAACTGTCTAACTTTGTATCATCTACTGGCGGTATTTCTGTAGATACTAGCAACATTGCGGATGATATGGATAATGCCAGTGATTCTATTGATACTGCAAATAAGAATGCCAAAAAACTCGAAAAAACATTGTCGGTTCTTTCATTTGATGAACTGAATCAGCTTAATGACAATTCTGATTCTGCTAGTACAAGTAATCCATCTTCTGGCTCTGGCGGTGGCGCATCACATCTTCCAGCGCTTGATGCTGCATTAGATGATGCTTTGTCTGCATATCAAAAAGCATGGGACGAAGCATTCAAGAAAATGTCCAACAGGGCAAATGAAATGGCAGATGCCATTGTAAATGCCTTTAAGAGAAAAGACTGGAAAGGTCTTGGAAAAATCATGGCTGATGGCATTAACTGGGGAATGCAAAAGCTTTATGATTTCATTAACTGGAATAACGTAGGCCCTTACATCACTAAATTCACCAGCGCATTCACCCAAACATTTAACAGTATGGTTGATAACATCAACTGGGATTTGATGGGACGTACTGTTGGTGCCGGTATGAATACTATTGTAAATACTGCAAACCAACTTCTGGAAGGAATCGACTGGAAGAACCTTGGTGCTAAATTTGCAAATGGTATTATGGGGCTTGTTCGTGAAGTTGACTGGGGCAATTTTGGTAATTTACTTGGAAATTCCTTTATGCGTGGTTGGGATATTTTCTCTGGATTCGTGAAAAATCTTCAATATGGAGAAATTGGAACAGCTGTTGCAGAAGGCTTGAATGGAATCTTCGAAAAGATTAGTTTTAGTGAAATCGCTCATACACTCGCAACTGGCTTGAATGGTGCTTTTGATACGCTTGCTTCTTTCGCTGCGACCTTTGATTGGGATGAAATGGTTGATAATATCACAGGTGGTATTGTGACTTTCATGCAAGAATTTGACTGGAAAGAGAATGGACAGAAACTTGAAAATTTTATCAATCATCTCTTGACATCATTAATTGACATCGCAGAAGGTGTCGATTGGGAAGCGTTTGGCCACAATGTAGGCGTATTCCTCAGTGAAATTGACTGGGGAAAACATCTTGCACAGTTACTTACGGTTATCGGAGACGTTCTTGGTGGAATCTGGGAAGGACTTGGAACAACATCTGCTGGCACATTTGTTCAGGCAATGGCTGTTTTTGCTATTGGTGACAAATTAATGCCACTCGTTGACACCATTACCAAATTCTTTACAGGCGATACTGTTTTTGGAAATCTTTCTAAAGCTGTACGAGGTATGCTGAGTCCCGCAATCACAGAAGCTGTAGCGACAACTATTCCAGCTCTTGGGGCATCGTTAGGTTCACTCGTTGCAACCGGTGGTGGAATTGCTCTTGCAGTAGGTGGTGCAGTATTACTTACCAAGAAATTAGCAGGACTTTTTGAGACCATGCAGGGCGGTAATGGAATGACTACGCAGTATGGCGGTTATCTCCATGATTACGCAACGCAGCTTACCAATGTAGCAAATCTTACAAACGATCAATCGGAAGCGTTGTGGCAGTTGATTGAAAAGGACGAAGGACTTGGAAAAACTCACGATGAAATGTACTCTGATATGGTTAGCAAACTTTCTGAGTATGGTGTTTCAGCAGAGCAAGCTAGAACAGCTCTTGAGCAATACGGAGCGCAAGCAGGTATATCAGCAGATTTTGTTGAAGGAATGACTGATAAAATATCTGCTCTTGGGGGCGGTATCTCTGAGGCTGCTGGCAAATTTGATTCCAGCAAAATTAGTGTGTCTGATCTAAAAGATACCTTATATCAGTTGACACTTAAATCTGATGAATTTGGAGGAGTTTATAAGACTGCATGGGATAAAATCAGTGAAGTACCTTACAGCAACACAACCGATGCGTTGGATGCTGTTTACACGTGCCTAAAAGATGCCGGAGTGCCACTTGACGAACTCGATAAGAAACTGAGTGAAGATTTCCCGAATGCGACCATTACAACAAAAACAGCGGTTGAACAAAATATTGTAGGAGCGCAAAAGACCATTTCTGCATCTGTTGGACAAGCATCTAAAGATACAAAGACAGCCACAAATGAAATGGCAAAAAATGCCACAGATGATTTCTCGGAAATCCAGAAGCAAGCCGATACTTACATGAAAGGCATGGAAAGCACAACTACTAGCTCATGGGGCAATTCTTCCAGAGAAGCTACATTGAAAGCCAGAGAAATGAAGAATGCAGTGAGCACAGAACTTGGCAATATGGACAAATCCGTAGAGAGTCATTTCGAGAGTCAGTACAACATTGCTTGTAAGAAATGGAAGAATATCGGAAGAGATATTTCTTCCTACATTTCAAAGGACATGAACAACAAAATTGGCAGTTCCCTGAACTGTGTTGTAGATACAATCAAGAGCAAGTTTACCGGGTTGTATAATGTCGGCAAAAATGCAATGCAAGAACTGTCAAACGGCATGAAATCTGTCCATATCAGTACACCGCATATGTGGATGAACATGAACGCTTCTACAAGCGGAAATCACTATTCCTACAACTGGAATTCTGGTGTAAATTGGTATGCAAAAGGTGGTTTGTTCAAAAATGCATCTGTCATTGGTGTAGGCGAAGCAGGACAGGAAGCCGTTCTTCCTTTGGAAAATCGTAAAGCCATGAAATCCATTGCCGACAGCATCATGTCCGGCTATGACGGCAACATGGGGCTTACGAAAGATGAGATCATGGAAGCTGTCGAGCGTGGCGTAGTTACTGCTTTGATGAACAATGGTGGCTTTGGTGGTTCTTCACCAGAATACATTATGAACAGCATCAAAGTGAACGAGCGTGAACTGGCACGAATCGTCACAAAGGCTCAGAACAACACAGATTACCGCATGAATCCGTCACCTGTGTATTGATTTTACGGTATGGATGTGGTAATATAATAAATGCATAAACGTTAAGAAGAGAGCACACTAAAGATGAAACGAGGGAAAAACCTCACGATTCTTTGGTGTGCTCTTTTTTGTTTGGTAAAACCAACAGGCTAGACCGATCATCGAAAAGCGGAAATGCCTTGCCGCCTGCCTGTTGATTTACATACATTTCAAGGCATCTTATATACGAAAGGCAGGTATTTTTTTATGAAATTCAAAGAACAATCAAAAAGTCTCAATATTCCAATATCAAGAGAGCCTATTATCTACTTTCTTCTGGACGGAGATGAAGTAGTTTATGTCGGGCAGTCTAGGTTGGGCCTTTTTCGTCCGTACAGCCACACAGACAAACATTTTACTTCGGTTTCTGTTATTAAATGTCAACTAGAAGAACTGGATTCTTTGGAGATTTTTTATATCAGAAAATATTTACCAAAATATAATCAAAAACTTGTTGACGATAAGCATGAGTTCTCTTTTGGAAAAGTAAGAAGAATAATAAGAGATCAAACAGATTTTAAAAATTGTACTGTTTTTCATATAAGGAAAATGGTAAAAATTATGAAAATAAATACTTTTTCTATTCAAGATACTTTTTACATGGTATCTGATGATGCAGAAAAAATAATTGATTATGTAAATTCTCATTATGACGGTCATGAATTAAAAGTGTCGTAATTTTGGTAAAACCAGTAGGCTAGGTCGGCCACCGAAAAGTGTAGCTCCATGATACACTTGCCTACTGTTTTTATAAATCATGGATCTGTGGCAACAAGGTGCCACACATTAACGACATGGAGGTTATCTATTATGAGCAGTACAGTTAATAAAATTAAAAAAGCAGTTTTACGTGAAGATTTACTTGCCATTACAGGGGATTTTCGCAAAGCAATTATATTGAAACAGTTTATCTATTGGTCAGAGCGAGTATCAGATGCTGACAAATTTATAGAAAAAGAAAACGAAATTGCCAAGAACAATGGCGAAGAAGAACGAGAATTATTTTACGGATGGATTTACAAAACAGCAGATGAACTTGCTGAAGAAATAATGCTTGGATTATCTGCAAGTCAAGTAAGACGCTATGTAAGAGATTTGGTTGATATGGGCTTTGTCTCCAAAAGAAATAACCCAAAATACAAATGGGACAGAACATTGCAGTATCGGGTAAATCTCGTTAATATAGCAAAAGCTTTGAAGGAAAAAGGGTATCCGTTGAGTGAATATAAGATTGAATTGCCGGATGATTTGTCCAATGTGCATGGGTGCGCAATCAATGAAGTACATATGGAAAATCAATCAGTTCCAGATGCTTGTGCTATACCAGAAACTACTAACAGAGAATATAATTCAGACATTACTAATACAGAAAATAAAGACTGTACTTTATCAAGTACAGAGAAAAAGACTTTACCATTGTCTGGTAAAGGAGTAAAGACTTCTGCTCCTAATAATAATATAAATATAAATATTAATAATATACCACCTAGAACGAAAGAGCAGAAGCAGGAACGGTACGCACATGCGAAAAAGAATCACTCTGTCGATTACAAAGACGAAGAACTACCGACAATCCTGTACAATGGATTTAATTCTCTGTACGGGGACAAAGAAGATATTTTGGAAGACCACGACATCTGCCTGACTATGGCATTGGTCAAACAGTTCTTTGAAAAGTTCAAACAGTATCGAGGAGAACGACATCCGATAGTCTACGCAAATGACCTTGACCAGTTCCTGAGTATGATTCGAAATGCTGACTTGGATATAGTGAAAGACGGAATAGTCGAAGAGGACGATGAGCCGCAATATTATCTGGACATGATGGACGAATATTTCGGCTCTGACATTGGAAAGAACAACAATATGGACTGCGATTATCATATCTGGCTGTTCTTCACGGAGAAGACACAGAACATTTTGTATAACCGCGTGAAACAGAAACGGGAGGAATGAAAATATGCCAATAGACAGACCATTGTTTGAACCGGGGGACATAGTAAAACATTTCAAGAGAGAAACCGTCAGTGATTTGCGGAGCAATGATTACCTGTATAAGATTGTCGGCGAAGCAAAGCATACAGAGACAGACGAACCGCTGATAATTTACCGTGCTTTGTATGGAGAAAGAAAACTATATGCCAGACCACAAAAAATGTTTTACAGTTTGGTTGATAAAGAAAAATATCCAGATATTTCACAGAAGTACAGATTTGAAAAATATGAAGGACAGATATTCATTGACTAAATCAATCCAAAATCTGTTTGAAATACCGTAGGTGATGATTTCCTCACGTGACGCATAAAAATAGATTCTAGCCAATTTTATTCAATCAATTATTGAGAAAGCAGGGAAAGAAAATGGAATATATTATGATTCTGAACGCAGTATCAGTGATCGCTTGTTCAGCGGCTATTGCCACGGCCTGTAAAGTGACAGGCTCAGCGTGGCCATTGCTGGCATTTATTTTAATCCCTAAATGGGGATATCGTCATTTCGACGACAAGGAGGAAAAAGATGAACCGGAGAAAGATCAGACTTCGTAAAGGCCAGTACAGAAACATCCGAAAGGCGATGGACTGTATAGTGGCAAAACGTGGAACCAGAAATAATGAGTTCCGAATGCGTGGGCGAAAGCCCCTGAGATACAGCCAGCTGATAACGTACCACAAACGGAAACCGTATATCTAGGGAGAAAAAAAGGTGAAAAAATTAAAAATCATGTTATTGACAATTCTGTGTCTGTGCTTTGCCGGAGGAGCTGCCGGATGCGCTCTGTTGGACGATACGCTCAATGATATCAAAGGCGATCTTGCTGGAAATGGATATACCATCCGTACATACGACAACTATGGCGAAAAGGTTATGACTACAGTCGGGGACAAAATCAACGTAAAAGGAAATCCGGTCAAAACCACATCATACGACAGTGACGGTTCTGTGATTACTGGATATGAAATGTCGTCTGTAATTACCATCAACATTGACGGAAAAGAAATTCAGAGCTGCGGAGATACCTGTATATTCGAGCAAGACGGATTGGAACCGGATGTAGATTTTGAACAGACAGATATTTACAGTCAATCCACTGGAAAGATTGATGAAAATACATATATTGCCGGAATCGTAAACCAATATAAAAATTATTTTGGAAAATCCCGAGTGGTAGTTATTAAATCGCAACTCGGACAACCTATCACAGCATATTCTGGTGACGAGGTGTATTGGAAGATTCCGAAGAAATTACCTAAAATGACAAAACTTATGATTGATGGGAAAGCCCTTTATATTCACAGAGCAAACTTCCAGATCATTGACACTGCGTTATTGAATTAATAAGAGGTATATAGAAATGCAGACTAATTATATTGAACTTGGAAGAAGTCGTTTTTTCAGGAACAAACAATTTGCCTACATAGACACAACTGGATTCCTTGCTGATAGGATTTTTATAGAGAATAAAGTCCGAGTAAAATTCTGCGGGGACTACAAACACAGAGAGAAAAATTATGTTGTCGTAATCTGCAAAGTAAAGGAAAAAGATGTTTCGATATTCTTGCAATCAATGGCAGAATTAAAAAATCGGGCAATTCTTATGGGAAACACGGATTATGAATCATTTTGCGAAGAGCAATTCGAAAGATTCATTTCTGATATCCAAAAGAAACATTAATATAACTTTTTCTTACTGAATCTCACCTTGTATATGTGATAGAATAAAGAATCATAAAGCGTCTATCAGAGCGATAGGCGCTATTTTCGTATAATTAAGCATCTTCTTTCGGGAAGGTGCTTTTTCTTTTATGAGGTGTTATATGGCAGAAATATTTTTAAAAGTAAACGGTGTCTCGATGCCTTGCCCGTCTTCCTACACATGGGGATTACAGGACGTATCAGCGGCAAAATCAGGAAGATCTGATGACTCTGTCATGCATAAAAACAGGGTAGCGCAAAAAAGGAAATTAGCTTTGCAGTGGAACGGTAAAGATTGGGCTACTACAGCTAAGATTCTCCAAGCGTTCAATCCCGAGTACATCCAAATTACATATCCAGATATGATGTCTGGAAAATACGAAACCAGAACGTTTTATGTCGGCGACAGGAGCGCGCCTGTTAAATGGTGGTGGGTAGGAAACCAGCGGACGGAATCTATCAGCTTTGATGTGATTGAGAGGTAATACATGAGAAATTTATCATCTAACTGGAAAGAAAAAGTTAAGAGCGGAATGGACGTGCAGTACCTCAAGTATGCAGATATCACACTTACAGACGGAACTGTACTCAATCTGACCAGTGCTGATTTGTGGCAAAACGGATTAAGTTTCGAAGATTCAGTGTCTAGTGACAGCAGTTTCGACATTGGCTCTGCAATCGTTAATGTGTTGGATTTAAGTATTAATAACTTTAATGGCGAATACTCTGGTTATGATTTTGAGGGAGCAGAAGTAGTTACATATGTTGGATTGGAACTGGACAATGAAACTACTGAAAAAATCCGCATTTGTACAATGACAGTTGTTGAACAGCCAGAAGACGAAACAGTAACCATCGACCTGACGTGCGAAGATAACATGCGGAAATTTGATCGTAATTATTCTGACAGTAAGCTTAAATATCCGGCAACCAGAGGGCAAATTATCAGGGATGCCTGCGAAGTATGTGGAGTAACCTTGCAGACAACGTCTTTTGACAGAGATGATTATATTGTACAGATACGTCCTGACAATGAGGCTTTGACGTTCCGACAGGTATTACAATGGGTAGCTCAGATCGGATGCCAGTGGTTAAGATGTGATGAATATGGCAGACTTTGCGTAAAGTGGTATGATACGGAAAAAACAGATGCACAGAAAATCGACACGACCTACGGGTTTACACCACAGCACACCGATGTTGTAATTACTGGTATTCAAGTAACTGAATACAGTGATTCTTCAAATGAAGAACCAGAAAGCTATATGGTTGGTACACAGGGATATGTACTGGCCATTTCTGACAATAAATTAATTCGTAAAGGCGACGGACAAACCATTGCTTCGATGATTGCCGAGAAATGCGTTGGAATGGTATTCCGCCCGTTTGAATCGGAATGTCCAACAGATGTTGCGTTGGAAGCCGGTGATGCAATTACGATTGAAGACCGTAATGGGAATCTGTATAACACATACCTCACGACTACCACTTTGCAGCCGGGATCTGGACAAAAGATTGCCTGCAATGCAAAAAGCGCAGCAAAAAACAGCACTGTGCGGTACGGGCAACTTACTCAGGTGTATGTTGAAGCTCGAAAACTTGTCAAAAAAGAACAGACTGCAAGAGAACGTGCCATACAAAATCTTGAAGAATCTCTGTCTATTGGAAGCGGACTGTTTGCAACTTATGTGAAACAGGAAGACGGAAGTACAATTTCGTATTTCCATGACAAGGCAAAGCTCGAAGATTCTACGAATGTAATCAAGATCACGTCAGAAGCGGTAGGCGTGTCAAACGATGGTGGTAAAACATATCCGTTTGGTTTCCAATTAACCGGAACCATGATAGCAAAATTGTTATACGCAGAAGGAATTAATGCGGATTTTATCAACGCCGGTGCGCTTACTATTAAGGACGGGCAAGGAAATATAATATTTTCCGTCAACATGGACACAAATTCTGTGTACATCAATCCAGAATATCTGATGATTGGAGACGTGAGCCTGTCTGACAAAATTAAAGAACTGGATGAAAATGTTGCCGCAGCTAAGAATATGACCATGACGCTCTCGAATGAATATCAGGCGATTTCTACTGATGAGAACGGAAATATTCCCGGAGAGTTTCCACAGGTGCAGACCACCGCACAGGTAATGTACGGAACGACGGATGTAACGGACAATTGCAGTTATACAATCACGAAATCTGAAAATGTGACCGGAATCTGGGATAAAACTACGCACACTTATACTGTTAGCGAAGTTACGGCAGACAATGTATGGGTTGACATCAAAGCAGTGTATCTGAATGCCATCACCATAACCAAAAGATTCAGCGTATCTAAACAGAAATCTGGTACTCCCGGAAGAACTTACGTGTTAGAATCATCTGCTACAATTCTGAAAAGAGAAAGTGAAAACAGCATAACGCCGAATATTGTGACATTTAGTGCGCACTACCGTGATGGTGAGAATACAGGTAGAAGAGATTATTCTGGAAGATTTGTGATTGAGGAAACGTCCGACGGAAAGACATGGGAGACCGCTTATTCGAGTGTAACAGATGAGGCCAGTGTTAACTACTATGTAGATTACGTTTTTGCGGATTCTGATGGAGTATTGGTCGCAGACAGCGACGGTTCACTGATTGGTGTCGGTTCAAAAGATATCGTAGGATTACGGTGCAGCTTGTACGCATCGGGTGGAACCACGAATCTGATTGACACAGTCAAGCTTGATGTTATCACAGAAGTCACGGCTCTGACGCAGGAAGATATTTTGAAACTCCTGACCAATGATGGAGAATGGAAAGGCGTTTACAGGGGCACGGATGGGGAACTGTACATTTCATTCAGTGCCGCAATGGGCGGTTTGTTGAAGCTGGGAGGAAAAAACAACGGAAATGGTATACTGAAAAATTATGATAAGAATGGAAACTTGGTAGTTTCTCTTGAAAACAGAGGTTTATTATATGGTGATGATTTAAACAACAAAGAACTAAAATTTATTAATCCAAATAAAAATGGTTTGAGATTATCGGAATGGGACGGAGATATTCTTTCATATCTTGATATCGGAATATATTGGTACGAATCAGACGGTTATTATGTAACGGAAATAATGGCAGAATCCCAAATTGAGTTTTACTTGGCTAATGGCATTGATTCGAAAACAAATCCATATACTCCTATTGTAAGTGATTATTATTACACAACTATCTATAATAGTTTTAGATGCTACAAGGGGGAAGCTACTCTTGACGAATTAACTTCGAAATCCACAAAGCTTTTGGATGTTAGTCAAAACACCAATGCATATAATTTGTTACTCATGATAGATGGAACAGTAACTAGATCTGCATCCTCATCCAAACGTTACAAGGATATCGGTGAATCCATAATTCCATCCGAAATCGAAGAATGGTACAAAATAGAACCAGTCTGGGCAAAATACAAAGACGGTTATCTTGCAGAAGGCGACGAAAACGAGGGACGCTACCTGCCTATGTTCATTGCGGAGGATGTAGAAGAACATTTTCCACAGGCAGTCACACACATGAACGGTCAAGTAGAAGACTGGAACTACCGTATGATGATCCCAGCAATGTTCGCAATGATTAAACAGCAGAAAGAAGAAATTGAATCCCTGAAACAGGCAGTTAAAGAAATGAGAGGTGAATAATATGGCAGATGCATTAGATGCAAAGAAAATCAGCGCATTCGTAGACAATGCAGCACCGGCAGATACAGATTATTTCCTTAATGCAACTGGAGATGTAATGAAAAAAACAAAAGTGTCGCAATTGATCGCATGGCTGAAAGAGAAGCTGGGAATTAATTTGCTAAACACGAAGTTAAACGGATGGAAAGTTGAAAATTACAAACTTGAAGGAAATTCAAGTACTGGATATATTGGTATTGATAAAGATATTTCTTTAAGTGGATATAAACCAGTTTGTATAGCTAATTATTGGCTATACAATACATCATGGTATGCTATCAACAAAATATGGATAGACTATGCTACACAAAAACTTTCTGTTGCGGGTAGACATATCGATAATTCCCAATCTGTTGAAGATGTGATAATATTCGTACAAATTTTATATGTACCAGTTTAATAGTTTTTAATAAACTGAAGCATATAAAAACTTCCTTCTCCAGAATGCTCACCACCTGACATTCAGGCAGTATTACAATCACTGCAGGGAAAGACCACGCAGATCTATTGCTATATCAACCAGAATAACGTGAAGAATGCATATCGCAAGTATGCAATATAGGAGAAAAAACATGAAAATCAGATCAGAGCCGCAAGACTCTTATTTTAATACAAATTTGCGCCGGCGCAAGACCGGAGAAAGGGAGACATATGGAGATTAAAGGTATTGACGTATCATCTTATCAAGGAAAACCAGATTGGCCAAAAGTATCGAATTCTGGAGTTAAGTTTGCAATATTAAGAATCCATCAAAAATCTGGAGTCGATACATCTTTTGAACACAACTACAAGGGCTGTAAATCCAATGGAATTCTTATTGGTGGATACAAGTACAGCTACGCTTTAACACCGGCACAGGCAATTGACGAAGCTGAGGACGTGCTTTCCGTTCTTGGTGGTCGTGGACTTGATTTTCCAGTATTCTATGACCTTGAATGGAGTCAGCAGAGAAGCCTTGGCAAGCAAGCTATCGAGAATGTTGCAATAGCGTTTCTGACCAGAATCAAGAAAGCCGGTTATAAAGTCGGAATTTATTGTAATCTCGACTGGTATAATAATGTTCTGACAGATGCTCTCAAAAAATACGATTGTTGGATTGCTCGTTATCCGGCAAGCGACAATGGTTCTGTGCAGGAAAGATTGCGTCCGAATGTCGGTGTAGGATGGCAGTATTCCAGTAAAGGGAAAGTCTCAGGGATTAATGGAAATGTTGATATGGATGTGTTCTATACAGATTATCGGACGGAACAGAAAGGAGAAGTAACAGTGACAAAAACAAAATTACAAAAATTCACAGACCTCGGTGATTATTACGCAAACAATGGCGGCAATAAACCGTATCTGGAAAAACGCACAAACGCTTATCTTGATGATTTCCAGAAAAATGCCGGATATAACAATTACACCAAATTTGCCCGTGATGTAGATAATTGGGGACAGCCGGGATGTCAGGGACAGCCATGGTGCGCAGAGTTCCAGTTCTGGAAATTAGTCAAAATTCTCGGCATTACAAAAGCGTTGCAGATTATGGGCGGCGGTTTCTATAATTGTCAGAGCATTACACAGTGGGCGAAGAAAAATGGTACATGGCACAGCACGCCAAAAGATGGAGCACTTGTTATCTTCCGTGATGGCTCTCACATCGGATCTGTCCGCTCTTATAGCAATACGTACATCTACACCAACGAAGGAAACACTTCAAGTGCATCAGGAGTCATTGCAAACGGCGGATCCTGCCGAAATAAACGCTATCTTCGCAGTGATCCGGTAATCGACGGCTATATCTGGATTACATGGGGAGATGAGAAAACTTCTACAGAGACATGGAAAGCAACCGGCACGGTCACATCTACAGTTGATGCCCTGTACATCCGCGAGGAACCGAATGGTTATGTCCTCGGACAGATCAACAAGGGAAATCGCGTAGAAATTAACGGTGAGAAATCCGGTATGTGGACGAAAGTCAAAGTTGTTGGAATCGGCATTGGATGGGCGGCAACTAAGTATTTGCAAGTTGACGGAGCTGAAAACAAACCGACTACAATCACCAACAAGCAGAACAAGTCGCAGCGTCTCTTTGTCGGAAAAGTATCTGCGGCATCTACGGTTGTACGCACGTGGGCCGGTGGCAACTATCCGTCTATTAAGAAATGGCCTAAGCTTGTGAGAGGCAACCTTGTTGACGTGATGAATTTCACTCAGAAAGCAACAAACGGTGTTTCATGGCACTATGTCCGCATTGCAGGCAAGTACTACGGATTTGTGGCTGCAAAAGATATTTGCAAAGTGTAACAAGTGTGATATAATAAATATACCATAATTCAACTCCTCCCCAGAGTTTAAGCATGGACTCAAAAAAAGAGATGGTCTGTTTCTTCCTTGACAGACCATCTCTTTTGCTTCACTTAATAATGTATTCCCAATATTGATTTTTAATATCCGCATATCCGTTCTTACGAATCAACACTTTATCCCCGGAAAACATCGTAAAATCAGAATCCAGCTTTTGCACATAATCCATGTTTACAACAAATGACTTATGGCAACGCAAAAACCGTTTATCAAGGTAAGGCTCAACCGACTTTAAAGTTGCATACATACTGTGCATAATCCCGTTCGTGCAATGAACAAAAACTTGCTTATCCCGTGCTTCGAGGTACTCGATTTTGTTCAATGGAATCCTTATAATGCAATCTCTGTGTCTGATTGTGAGCATCTTGTGTTTCATATCACTCAAGGTATTGTCAATCATAGAAAACATTCTTCCGTGTTCATTTCCCTTGATGATATAATGCGTAAATTCAACATCCAACGCATCAAAAACAAAATCCTTGTGAGCTGTCCAGAAAGCAATTTTGCCCTTATATCCACACTCTCGGAGTTCTTTGGCAATATCCACGCCATTTTCGTTTTTAAGTATTACATCCAAGACAATCATATCAAACCATTTTCCGTCCTTAACATCATCTATCAAGGGTTCCCCACTGAAATAACCGTCTATCGTATAATTCCGGTCACCGTTTTGCTTCAAAAACGGTTCAATCCGATGCTTAAAATACTCAACCTGTAGTTCACAATCGTCACAAATAGCAATTTTCATAGTAATCACCTTCCGTTTATCGCCTACGCTTCAACTTTCATCAGATTATCCTCATCTAATCAATTAATTATGGTAATATAGTAGCACTGAAACGGAAATGTGTAAATAGTTCAGCAGAAGTTCGAAAAAAATCGACATCTTAATACGTTGGTACAGCCTGCCAGATTACTCTGGGGAGGAGATGTGATCGTGAATGCAGGTTTTGCCATAAAAAGAGCCGGGGAGTAAAATCCTCGGCTCGTTGCTGTTTATCCTTTGAAAATACGACCGCAACTTTTACATTGGTATTTTGTGGAGAACAATCCTTTACTAACGATCTGAACATTAGCACTACGACAAGTAAGAGCAGGGCATTTTATCTTTTGAGTCACTTTATCTATTTTCTTTCTTTTCCTCATTTAACATCCCTCACGTTTTCGATATATTTTGGCATAAACCACGCTGAATTGTGACCGCTCCAATAGTCGATACCATAATCAATAATTTCCCCATAAAGTGTCAAGTAAGTCCCTGGAACATAGTCTGTATTTTTGAAATCATAATCATTGGAGTATAGAATACCCACGTCATTGCCGCTTCCGTAGCTGTCGGTATCTTTTGAATAAATGCCAACAAGACTGCAATTACTGCTAAGATTATACTTTTCAGTCTTGTCGGAGATCATTAAATCATAAGGGTCTATTGTTGCAGTGCCTTCAACGTAAAGATCTATTTTGACAAACTGACCTTCCAGACTTTTCTTTGAGAAAGTAATATCTTCATACCACATTTCGGTACATTTTTTCTTGTATTCTTCCTCTGATAAAGAATTCATGTCTGTTTCTTCTTGAGTCATTTCAGCGTCTGCATAGACTTCTATGGGGCAAGCGCATAAAATTCCTGACAGCATTGCAACTATAAGTTTTCTTCTCATGGTGCATTCCTCCTTGGTAAAATTTGCATATATTATACCGCAAGAATCGACAATAGCATAGTCAAAACAGAAATATTTTTCATATTTTTATCCATTAAAAATGCAGTTTTATCGTTTTGCCCGATTAATTTGCGCAAAAAGTGGTATAACTAAATACATAAATTATAGACTAAAGAGGTATATATTATGAGGAAGATTGAGAAATTGCTGATCGCAGCAGGAGTAATTCTCTTTGCCAACTACATAATCCACTTGCCAATGTGCGTGAAAGACTATGCCAATAAGGATTTTGGTATATACTCAACCCAAACTATGCACAAGCATTCAACGCTTACTATGAGCACGGTTTTGAAACCGGCGTCTAAATCTACGCTCAAATTCTACATTTCACCGCACAAATCAGATTTTATCTTTGACTACACAAATAATTTCTATGCGATCATAAATATTCCAGTCTATCTCTGGCAGTTTGCAAGGGCGAATATTAATCCATGTGTCCTGTTTTCATTGGACTTACGGAAAATATGATAAAAATAAATGTTCGAATGCATATTTTCTACTGTCCAGACATATACTGTAGTAAAGTTTCATTCGGGAGGGTTATTTATGGATTATAAGAAAGAGATTATAAAAATGATAGATGAAATTGAAAGCCAAAAGATTTTGCGTTATATTTACCTTATGCTACTCGACATTCCGAAACGATATTGGAGGTGAAATAAATGTTTTTCAAAAGAAAGAAAAAAGTAAAGCCTTACCACGTAGATACATCGCAGAAAGGCTTTGAGTATGTTGGCATTAAATTGACAGAACAACAATTCCAAGATTTATGTGATCTGAATTTTCTGTGGATAGAAAATAAGAACAGGCAATTGTCACCGGTATTTCATATTCTTGTTCTTATGAAAGTACTAGGTTTACTGCCACCCGAAATGATAAATGATAGCAGCAGAAATAACACTTCCAACGACTACTGTAATGATCGCAAGGAATTGCTTCAACGTAAATTTGGCAGAATTAGAAACTGATTCTTTAATTTGTTTGCTTTTATTTGTGAATGCTTCGTGATATTTTTTCATTCCTAAGTCTGTAACATGTGCATCGTATGTTGATTGAATTATATAGTGCTTGTTTTTAAGTGAATTTAAAAACGGAAATAAAGATAAATCATCACAGTCCAGTTTGTCACGAACACTTATAAGCATAGCATTGCGTTCTTCATCCATGCATTCAATAATTGCTTTTAATACAGTTGCTTCTGATAACATAACGTACCTCACTCGCTTAAAAGATTAATCAATTCAATAACATGTTTCTTTTTGGCATCGGACAGCCCGAAGTATTTCTTTAATGCATCGGACAGTTCGGTGTCTTTTCTTATCTGTGCAATCAAATGTGCAGATTCATCGGAAAAATCTTGTTCCGGCTCTTTCCCTGTCATCAGATAATCTACAGATACGTGAAAGAAATTTGCGATTTTTCGCAAGTTTTCAGCATTAGGAGTACTTTTATCCAGTTTACTTGCGTATCCCTTTGCGAAACCACATTCAGTTTCTAACGCATTTAATGAAGTTTTCTGTTCTTTACAAAGTATTTTAACTCTTTCTCGTAATGTCATTTTTTTGTTTCCTTTCAATTCTGAAAAAAACACAAAAATAGTACTTGACATTCTGAAAATATCGCTTATAATGTAACTATCAGTACTGAAAATATCGCAACAAAATAAGGACATAAAGAATGCCCAAGTTTATTTTTTATGATTTTGTGTGGTAGCTTGATTATAGAATATATTCAGAGGTATGTCAATAATGTTGTGATATTTTCAGCAAAAATATGAAAGGAGGTATCGAATGATGATTTACGACAAGGTGAAAGCCTTGGCAAAAAAGCGAAATGTTTCCATTCGCAAAATCGAAATAGATTGCGGATTTTCGCAAGGTAGTGTTTGTAAATGGAATGAAGTTTCTCCATCTGCCGAAAAAGTGAAAAAGGTCGCTGATTATTTAAAAACTTCGGTAGATGAAATTTTGAAATCCGATTAACAAGAAAAGGAGATATATGAACGGATTAATATCAATTAATTACGATGGCGAACAGCCTACAGTATCAGCCAGAGAGTTACATAAATCTCTTGAAATCAGTAAGCGATTTTCAGCATGGTTCGAAACGAACTCTCAAGGGTTCATTGAGAATGAAGATTACACCAGCGTACTTACAGGTACGGAGGTTCAGAACAATGGCGGAGTGCAGATTAGAGAATTGCAGGATTATTCTTTATCGGTAGATATGGCGAAGCACATTTGCCTTATGAGTAGAACTGAAAAAGGAAAAGAATGCCGACAGTATCTCATAGACCTCGAAAAAGCATGGAACACACCAGAACAGGTTTTTGCCAGAGCATTGAAGATGGCAGACCGGACGATTGCGAAGCTGAAAGACACAAATAAGTCTCTTGCGGAGAAAATTGAAGCTGATAGACCGAAAACAATTTTCGCAGATGCTGTGTCTGCAAGTCATACATCAATCCTTATCGGTGACTTGGCGAAACTTATCTGCCAGAACGGATACCAGATAGGACAGAAACGATTGTTTCAGTGGATGAGAGACAATGGCTATTTGATGGTTTCTGGAAGTTCACGAAATATGCCAAAACAGAAATACGTTGAGCAGGGATTATTTGAAATCAAAGAATCTAACGTTCAGAATCCAGATGGCTCTGTCAGAATCACACGCACGACAAAAGTTAGTGGGAAAGGGCAGTTGTATTTCGTGAATAAGTTTCTGGGACAGGAAACTGAAAAAGCAGACGGTGATTGAGAAAGGAGTCATAAATGTGCTGAAACAGTTTTTAAAAAGATTATTTGCACCGCGGATTGTAAGAATCCCAGATAAAACAAGAGTAATGTGCTTTTCAAAAAATGGGAAACAGTACTTGAAAGTATTCAATACAGAAAACGGTGCAAACATTTGTTTCCAAGTGAAATCCATCGATTATGCAAACAGCGATTTTAAAGATGAATACCACCCGGAAACAATGTTCAATGAAATCGAAAGTGATCAAAGCGTTACGATTTTGAACCAATAGGTATAATCGTTACATTTCGAACACTTAGGGATGGTTTTACCGGACTTTACAGTTCTCTTAGAACCACAGTTATTGCATACAAACACTGATGTTTCAGAAACTTTTTCACCGGACTGATGAAAACCATCTATATGTGGTGATAATAGCAAACTTTTATCTCCTTTCGATTTACTAGGCATGGCAGTGCCTGTACTTACATTATAAAGAGATAAGAAGCCAAACTCAACAGAAAGGAAGCAATATGATGGAAGAAACTAATGCATTACTCAAACAGATTTTAGAAGAGCTTAAAGCTATTCGGAAAGAAGTTGCCCCTACGAGAACAAAAAAAGTAACGCACACGGTAAATATTGACGGGAAGACAATTACCGAATGCGTTACAGATGGAGTTAGTTCTGCAATCCAGAAATCCATTCGTGATACTGACGAAGCAGATTCATAGCGATTGAAGTAGACAATCACATCGAAAAAGAAGATGTGGCTGCAATTCTTGGAATTGATTCAAAGAAAAGAAAGATAAGTAAGGTTTGGCTCCACGGGTACGGCAAATACCACGCAGAGCCGCGTATCTAACTTAATTGGGTAAGTTAAATACAGGCAAAGTATAACATACCTTCCTGTATTTGAAAAGAAAATTTATACCAGGAGGGCATTTTTTATGTCAAAAATTACAAAAAACACCGATAAAGTAACTAAAAACCAGAGCCTTGCAAGTGAAATTATTGCAGAACAGTCTTTCAAAAACAAGAAATTGGAAATGGCTGTAATTGCATTATCAGTTGTCCTGCTTGCAACAACAGTGACCAGAAAGAAGTGAGCGGAATGCGCAAAAGATTATATTTTGTAGGAGTGATGGCACAGGTTGGAACATTTTCCACGATTGCATTATTACTCTGGTGGATGACGAAAATGGATGTACTTAAGCTGTTCTGCATAAGTGCGGTGGTGTCTTCAATGATATCCCTTCCTATTTTAATGCAGATAGAAAGGTGGGTAAACGGAGTTGAATAAACTTTTAGAAAACAATCAGGCAACACTGATTGGGACAATTGAATCCAAGTTTGAATTTAGCCATGAAACATATGGAGAAAAGTTTTACACAATGCAGGTATCGGCAAAACGACTGAGCGTTACAAAGGATATTCTTCCAGTTATGGTATCCGAAAGGCTTATTGATGTAACACAGGACTATACCGGAGAAATGGTTGAAGTTTACGGACAGTTCCGTTCTTACAACAAGCACGATGACAAACACAGTAAATTAATTCTCTTTGTTTTCGCAAGAGAAATTAAATTTGCAGAGGAAGGTACATATCACACCAACAATATTCTTTTGGACGGATTTATCTGTAAACCGCCAGTATACAGAAAGACACCAAACGGAAGAGAAATCGCAGATATTCTTCTTGCAGTAAACCGCCCACATGGAATATCTGACTACATACCGTGCATTTGCTGGGGAAGAGATGCCAGATATATTGGCGGTTGCGAAGTTGGAGATAACATTCTTTTGCAAGGAAGAATACAGAGCCGAGAATACACAAAAAAAGTTGAAACTGAGGTTGAAAAAAGAACGGCTTATGAAGTTTCAGCATATTGGTTGGAGGATAAAACAGCATGAAAACAGTAGAATTGAAACAGCTTAATATTGAAAACTACAAGAAATTTGAGTCTGCGGAATATCAGTTTGCACCACGAACAATGGTGTCCGGCAGGAACCGTCAGGGTAAAACAACATTGATGGACGCATATTTTGATACGCTGACCGGAAAGCTTGCAGACGGTACATCTCCGAATAATGTCAGAAAAAAAGAAGGCGGAGAAGAAGTTGAAGGTGTCGTATCCAGAGAACTCACACTTCTGATTGATGGAGAGGAAACCGTGATCCGTAAGGAAACGAAGAAAGGTAAAACTTCTAGTACCACAAAATATCAGGTTGATGGGTTTGATTACAACCAGACGAAGTATAAGGAATTTTTAAAAGGAATATCAGACTCAGAAACCATTATGATGTGTAGCAATGCCAGAGTATTCCTTAATGAACTTCGAAAATCAACAGCAAGTGCCAGAGCAATGCTTGAAAAGATGGCAGGGTTCAATGCGGATAAAGTATTACAGGACAATCCAGAAATTTCGGAAATCATCAAGAATCATTCTGTCGAGGAAGTTGTGAAAAAATTCAACAAAGACAGAAAAGATATCCAGAAGAAAATTAGCGCAAAAAAGGTTGAGATTGATACCGTAAAAAAACAAGGAATACCAGACGCAGCAGTTCTTGAAGAAAAGAGAGGACAAGTTTTAAATCATTTGATCGAGCTGAGACAGAAAGAACAACGGCTGAGTGATTCTGGAAAAGCATATGCTGAACTTTCCTATGAAATTGTAGGCCTTAAGAAGTCCAGAGATGCGATCATTTCAAATGCAGCAGAAGCATTACAGGAAGAAAAGAGAAAAATCGTTTCCTTATTAAATGACAGGCAAATCGAAAAGATGAAAGAAGAAAATCATCTGCGTAATCTTGAAAACGAATTGTCCAAAACCGAAAATCCAAAACGCCTTGAGTCGATGATTTTGCAGTTACAGAAAAAATATAAAGCACAGTATGCGGCAGAATATGATAACAGCTCTAAACTGGAAGATATTCAGAATGAACAATTCGACCCTACGGTTGCCATTTGCCCGACTTGTGGTCAGGTTCTTCCGGCAGACGAAATGGAACGACTTAAAGCAGAATTCGAACAGAAAAAGCAGGAGAGAATCAAAGCTGAGTTGGACAAAAAAACAGATTTCGAGAATGCAAAACAGCAGAATCTCAGAGAAATCAATGAAGAAGGTAAAAAAACAGTAGAGGAAAAGAAAAAAGCCGAAATCAAGAGAGAACAGCTGGAAAAAAATATTGAGGCATCTAAGAAAAGCATTGCAATCCTTTTGACCGAAATTTCAAAAACTAGCAAAGAATTAGAAAGCATTGCGGAGCCAGACGTGTCTGGAAACGAAGAGTATCAGGCAGTTGTAGCAGAAATCCAGAAGAAGCAGGAACAGCTTGATGGACTGACTAATAATTCTGAGGAAAATGCAGCAGTTCAGGCAGAAAGAATGTCTGCCGAAAAGGAACTTACAGGAATCGAAACAAAAATTGAGATGGCAAAACAGGCAGTTCAGAAACAGACAGAAACGCTCGAACAACTAAATGCGGACAGAAAGAAATTAAGTCAGGAAGATTCCGATATTCAGCAGAAACTTGACATGTTGAAAGAATTTTCCATCAAAAAAAATAAGGCACTTGCAGAAGCTATCAATCCACATTTCAAGCACTTCCAGTTTCAGTTTTTGGACTATACGCAGGACGGTGAGCCGGTGGAAGTTTGTAAGATGATTTGTGACGGAATCGGATATTTTGATGGATTGAATCACTCTGATCAGATTCTATGCAACATCGACCTCGTGACTGGATTGCAGAAATTGAACGGCTTAAACTTGCCAATTTGGGTTGATGATGTTGAAAGTGTGAATGCTGACAGAATACCAGATACAGGCAGACAGATGATTTTACTTAAAGTTTCCGACGATGAATTAAAAGTGGAGGGGATTTAATATGGCGACAACTACATATAACATTCCAGAAGCAATCAAAGCACAGGACTGGTACTGCAAAACAAAGATATTACCACGTTTTGCACCGGGCAATGGCATCTGTTGGTCTTGCCGCCAGAATATCTATTCCGAAAAAGGACGGACACGGTACGGAAAAGAAACACACGGGTATTCCGTTGAAAGTGCAGCAGGGCAGTTGATTACGGGTTGCCCGTTCTGTAATAGAAGTTATTGCGAGTAGTAAAAGTACAGGGAGGGGAAATATGCAGTTAGCAACTTGGGGAACATATAGATTTAAAGCCGATGCACAGAAATGCGCAGATGAGATCATGGAAATCTGTGATGAATTAGAATCAGCTACGCCACAGCAGATTCTTGACAAAGCAAGAGATAGCAATACTGAACTTCACAAGTGCTTTACATGGGACGATACCGAAGCTGCCGAGAAATGGAGAGTACAGGAAGCCAGATCGGTTGTAAGAAATCTTAAAATCGTTGAGGTAAAGCCAGATAAAGAGCCAGAGCCGACAACAATCAGAGTTTTCTACAAGACGGATAACGAATCTGGATATAAACCAACAAAGTTGATCTTGAAGAAGCCAGACGAATATAAAGCACTTGTGGAACGTTGCAGGAGTGAACTTCTGGCAATAAAGCAGAAATTCCAGAATATCTCGGAATACGAAGAAATATGGGAAATGATTAATTAAATGTCAAAGCTGCTACTGTGCTGATATTCCTACAGGAGTAGGAGCACAGAACACAACAACGCACAACAAAGCACGATACAGCACAATAGAACAGCATATTATGCAAAACTTTTATTCTTGTAGGTTTATGAGTGCAGTAGCGGCAAACTTCCTACGTTGATATGCCTGTAAAATGGGCAAATGAAATACATCACACGATAATACAGAACACAACAAAATAGGTTAAAACAAAATATTCGCTTAATTTTACAGGTTTATGAGCGTAGGAAACCACAGCATTTATCAGTCTGCATAAGCGGAAGAATATGAAAGAACAAAACAAAACAACATATAACAGGACAAAATATTTCACTTATGCAGAGTGACGAGTGTTGTGAATGCTTAACAAAAATAACGTATGAAAGCATAGGGCATGACAAAACAAAATAGCAAAATATAACACAACACTTCAACGGAGAACTGTTTTACAGGCGGTATAACCGTCAGCACAGAATATGATACTACATTACAAGACAGGACATAACATGACGAAACAAGCCATGACTCTTATATCGTCTATAAAGCAGTTCTCCAAAAATTGAATTTTGGGTAGGTGGCATGATGCCATCAGAATAAGAAAAAATACCATAAGACGGTACAGAACAGGTCTCTACATTACATTACAGGACAATTCATGTTACCTACCGAGCATTCAACACAGATGTATTTAACTGGCAGTAGAATCTGCCAAGCACAGAAGATTATATCTTCGCACAATATAGAACAGCATACGAAAGTACAATATAGCACATTCTATTGTCGGCTAAGTGCATCTGAAATTTGCGTAAAGATTCAAGCGGGTTAATCCGCAGGATACCATAGGACACCATAGAATACCGCAGAACAAAATAAATCAAAACAGCATACTACATATGTATTCATTGCAGATTAGTCCGTTTGAGTGTTTGCGCAAACAGAAACTATAAATCAAATCATAAAATTTTGGAGGGAAAACATTATGGCAACTAAAAAAGAAGAAGGAATCCAGTTACAGAAAATTAAAGTTAAACACGCAAAAATCACTATTGAGGGTGATGGAGATTTAGTCCTTAATAAGATGAATGATGTTGTAGCAATGGATTTGATTAATGCCAGAAAGGACAAAGCAAAGAGAACTGAAAAATCCAACGTTTGGGAAGAAATTATTACATCTATGCACTGGAGAGATGGAAAACCTACAGATTTCTCAGAGGAAGGTCTTGTTGATGCACTCACAAATAATGCACCATGCATTACATCTTTCGGACTCCTTAAATCATTCTGCGATTCGGTTGTCAGAAACGGCATCGACAAATACAGCACAAAATTTAAAGCAGGAGTAAACGTAATCGCAAAAGGCGGATTAATCCCGATCACATTTGCCGAACACCGCATTGATGAAAAACTCATGTCACCTAAAAAAGGTTCTCCGGTGCTGGTACATCTGAATAGATTTTCTGGATGGAAAGCAACATTCGAGATTTCATATGTTGAAAACATCTACTCTGTTGAACAGATTATCAACATCATTGAACTTGCAGGATTTGGCTGTGGTATTGGTTCTGGACGAACAAGCGGATATGGAAGATATCATGTTTTCAGAGAAAATATTGAAATTTATTAAATAGTGATTTTCAGTGGTATATGAATCCGGGTGAATGCCCGGAAAACACAGAAGAATATAATACTTTAAAACATCAAAAAATAGAAAATTATAAAACATTCATTCTGTTTCATATGCCACTGAGCATATATAAAAAATAGAAAAGGAGAATTAAAATGGCAGAAAACAAAAATGCAGTATCAACACAGAATCAGGAAAAGAGAACACCGGTAAAGTTAAATACCGATTTCAGTTTAGGAATCTTTGGAAGTTCCGACAATTTCACAATGGCAACTCAGATGGCAAAGGCTTTCGCCCAGTCAACAATTGTTCCGAGAGAATATCAGGGCAATTTTGCGAACGGTCTTGTAGCAATTGATATGGCAAACCGTCTGAAAACAAGTCCTCTTACAGTTATGCAGAATCTCGATGTTATTCAGGGAAGACCTGCATGGAGAGCCACATTCTTGATTGCAATGATTAACAGTTCCGGTAAGTATGATATGGAATTGCAGTTCGACGAAAAGAGGGATAAGAACGGTAAGCCTTATTCCTGTACTTGCTGGACTGAGAAAGACGGAAGAAAGGTAACTGGAATCGAAGTCACAATGGACATGGCGAACGCCGAAGGATGGACAAAGAAAAACGGTTCAAAATGGATTACTATGCCACAGGTAATGCTAAGATACAGAGCTGCTTCTTTCTTCTCAAGAATGAATTGCCCGGAACTTTCAAACGGATTGTATACCACAGAAGAAGCTATCGAAATTGCAGATGCAGATTACAAGGTATATGACTTAGAAAAGGCCGTTGAAGAGGATATCAAAAAACATGCCAATACAGAGGAATTTGTGCCAGTAATCGAGGAACAGCCTAAACAGCCAACAGTCGCAGAATCCGTAAAGACTGCCGAGAAAGAGCCAGTTCCGGCAGCAGGTAAAGAACCAGAAATTCCGGATTTTATGAAGCAGGAGGAAATGTGATATGAACAATAAAGAAATTTTACAGAAAGCAAAGGAACTGGTTGAACTCTTGGAAAAGCAGGAAGAATCTGGAAAGGTTGAGTTATCAACACTGAAACGAGGAGATGTGTTCCAGACCACCGGAAAGCGTAAATACATGGTTCTGGAACAGTATGAAGATACAACGAAAATTATTTCACTTGATCTGGTGAAAGAAAATGTAGAGTTTGGTGATACCTCAGATTACAAAACATCAAAGGTAAAGAAACTGTGTGACACTGAAATTCTGAAAGACTTCGAAAAAGAATTCGGGGCAGAAAATATCGAAACACACACAGCAGATATTATCACTGCGGATGGACAGAAATTAGGGACTGTTGATTGTAAAATTCGACCGATTACGTTTGATGAAGCGCGCGGATATACAGATATCACACCGAATCCGTGTTTAAACGATTGGTATTGGACATTATCGCCATGGTCAACGAAAGAACGTGGATGGGAGAAAGCCTGTACCGTTGTTTCCCCTTCGGGCAATGTTAACAACTGCGGTTACTACAACGAAAATGGTGTTCGCTCAGTTTGTATCTTAAAATCTAATATCTTTGTATCTAAGGCGGAGGAATGATTATGAAGAAAAATCTGAAATATTTTGAGGATGAATTATCCCGATTAAGTAAAGAGTTCACGGAATTCAAGAAAAAGCACATCGGAAAGCCGGAAATCGGAAAAGCTATTGAACTTGCAGGTATGGAATGGCTGATTCTGGATAAGACAGAAAAAGGATATTTTGCCATTTTGAATGGATTTGATGGAAAAGAAAGAACATTTGATTCAGCTTCAAATAACTGGATTTTGAGTAAACTGAGAAATGAGTTAAATACTCGTTTTCTTAAAAAAATTACGGACGAGTTTGGAGAAGATGCAGTTATTGAGTTTGATCGAGATTTGCTTTCTTTGGACGGCCAGACAGAATACGGACATTGTAAAGATAAGATTTCGATGTTGACGGTGGATGAATACCGAAAATACAGAAAATTCCTTCCAAATATGGATAAATGGTGGTGGCTGCTTACTCCATGGAGTACACCAGCAAATGGTTACAGTGTAACGAATGCCGTTGTTTCCCCTTCGGGCTATGTTAGCAACTTCAGTTACTTCAACTTAAGTGGGGTTCGCCCAGCTTGTATCTTTTCTTCTTCAATCTTTGAATCAGGAAATGATGATTGATGGCGAATGAAGATTTAAAGGTAATAATAAAGGCCAAGCAACTTGCAAAGCATACATTAATAGTTACGAGTAATGCCAGACGATACCCGAAAAAATACAGGTTTTCACTTGTAGATAAAATGCAAAATAAAGCATTGGAAATTTATGAGTCACTATTTGAAGCCAACCGAACTGATCTGAAAGATTATAAAAGAGAGCGATTAGAACTTCAAACAAAAGCCATTACTCATTGTGATGAGTTGATGTACTTTATAGAACTTTCATATGAATTAGGAATTATCAATTCCGGTGGAATGGAAGCATGGTCGCAAATGGTAAAAGATATAAAGTACATGACTATTTCATGGAGAACAAAAGACAGAAAAAGATAATTTTCACAGGTTATGCACTGCGAATACCGTTGTTTCCCCTTCGGGCAATATTAACAACAACAATTACAACAACGAAAATGGTGTTCGCCCAACATGGATCACATGCAGACAGAGTAAGCGTAAAGCTGAAATCAGAAAAGATACAAGCAAATGCATAACCTTTCCGCAATGGACAAACATAAAGGAACAAAATAAATGGATAAAGAAATTGTTGCAAATTTTGAGAATTTATATCGTTCTTACAAAAAGGTTAAGAGCGGTAAGAAATTTAATTCAGGTACTGCAAGATTTTCTAATTTGTCTCTTGAAGGCATTCATCTCTTGAAGGAACAATTGGAAAGTCAAACGTATACCATAAATCTGTATAATAAATTTCAAATTCATGAGCCAAAAGAGCGAACGATAGAATCATGTGCATTTAAGGATAAAGTAGTGCAGAGATGCTTTTCTGATTACATTCTGACACCGAAACTTGAAAATATCCTGATTAAATGGAACACTGCCGGGCAGCAAGGAAAAGGGCAACATATGGCAATGGACGGGTTAAGAAATCAAATGTTGGATTTCTATAAAAGAAATGGAATGAATAGTTGGATTGTAAAATGTGATATTCACAAATACTTTTATTGCATAGACCATGAAATCATGAAAGATGTTTTGGATTATTACTTTGATGATGATTTTACAGTCTGGTTAAACCATTTGTTTATTGACAGTACAGGTAATCCCGGGCTTCCATTAGGAAATCAGGTAAATCAGAAGTACGCATTGTTGCTTTTACATTCACTGGATCAGATGATAACGATTGAATTTGGAAATCCATATTATGGACGATACAACGATGATTTTTATGTGATTTGTAAAACGAAAGAAGATGCCAGAGAAATTTTTGAAGCAATCCGAATGATGATTGAAAGCCTTGGACTGGAACTAAACCCTAAATCACAAATTGTACCATTTCGCATGGGCTTGTGTTATCTGGGCTTTCATCATTACGTGACTGATGAAGGAAAATATATCAGAAAATTGCGTGGTGATAAGAAACGAAAAACACAGAGAAAAATCCGAAGATGGGTACGGGCAGTAAATGACAGGAAGATGTCGATAGAAAAATTCCATGAAAAATACGGAGCATGCAAGAATCATATGCTTCATGGAAATTGCGCCAAACTATGCCATAGTATGGATTTGGATATTGAAAGGAGAATGAAGTGAGATTAATTAGTCAGAATGGGGAATTTGATGTTCCTTATGAAATTGCAGTATTAAGTAGAACAGAAAATATCATAAGAGTATATGTGCCGATAGTTGGTGAAAAAGGAACAATTATGGCGACATACTCAACAGAAGAAAAGGCTAAGAAAGTTATGGAAATGTTGCACAACACATATACAGGAGCATTCTTCGCACAGAATATAGAAGTTCCAGAAGATATCGAAAAGGAATTTATGAATATGGCAGCAACAAAAGGTTTTGGAATCATCAAAACAATGGTTAACAGCCCAGATATGAAATTCGAACCGGCAAACATCGTGTTCAGATTCCCGGAGGATGATGAAGTATGAAGAGAGTAGACAGCAAGAAGGACTGGGAACAGATAATAACCATTGAACTTACGTTGAGGGAACTCAAATTAATACGAGACAGCATGTGCAAAGTAAGTTATGCGGAGTTAGAGAGTCTAAATAGAGGGAAGGACATACCATATGCCTATTCCGATTTAGAGAAAGCCATAGATGAAGTTGAAAATATCTTAGAAGCATAAATGCAATGTACAGAAAACGAGGTGATGTCATTTGTTCATGCGAATAATTTCAACAGGAAGTATTAAAGGAAATTGTTACGCTTTGCAGTCAAGTACAGGCGAGATTGTTTTTCTTGACTGCGGATGCAACTACAAGAAAATCCTTAGAGGGATTGACTACCAGATAAGCAATGTTTCCGGTGTGCTTCTTTCACATGAACATGGCGATCACACAGAGTCTTTTAAAAAAATAATGGACGCAGGTATTCAGATTTACACTAATGACGAGACAGTTGAGAACATGAATGTCCGAACTGGTGAACTGATGAAAGGTGTTCCAGAAAGATATCCGTTCAATGTAGGTTCATTCAATGTGATTCCATTCAATCTCCCACATACGACATACGATAAAGATACGAAGCAGCTTGTACCTTGTCCGAACTATGGATATCTGGTAGGACACAATGAAATGGGTAGACTTCTGTATATGACTGATTTTGAGTACAGCAAATATAATTTCCAGAAAATGAACATACATCATATGGTAATTGAATGCAACTACTGCGAAGAATTGGTGGACAAAACAGAAGTTAACTACAGGCATAGATTAAAAGGGCATTGTTCTTTGCCAACTTGTAAGCAATTCATTAAGCAAAATCGCACAGAATCGCTTCGAACGGTAACACTTGTACATTTAAGCGGTCAGGCATCAGATGCCCGTAAAATACAAAAAGAAATACAGGAAGTCGTAGGAGACAATGTTCTAGTTCAGATTGGACGGGCTGGACTGGAAGTTGACTTGAATTTATGCCCGTTCTGAAAGGAGAAATTTTATGGAAATGACAGACTGTAGCAAATGTAGATTCCGTAATTGCTGTACGTTGGCGTGGGATTACGGTTCACTTTACTGTAACGACTATGAGGAGGAAGATACATGGAACATTTTTTAGAATCACTTAAAAAATTAAAGAAGCCGTCAGTTCACAGTAATCCAGAAGATGTTGACCCGTTATTCTGTCGGTACAACAAGGGGTGGAATGATGCAATCGAAAAGGTTGAGAAACTGATTAATTCCTATAGTTTATCGGATATGTGGATTCCAGTAGACGTGAAACTGCCGCCGGAACCAAAACCTAATCATAATTTTAAAGGAGACATATATTTGATTGCTACCGAAAAAGAAACAATTCCATTCAGAGCAATGTGGAATGGAGAATATTTTACAGACGGTTTCGAAAAATTGAAAGTAATTGCATGGATGCCTTTGCCAGCTATGCCAAAACCGTACAAGGAGAACAAACATGAATAAAGTAATTTTGATCGGACGTTTGATTAAAGATCCAGACATCCGAACGGGAACAAATGATACTAAGATCGCCAGATACATACTTGCAGTTGAGAGACAGTATCGCAAAAACAATGAACGCACATCAGACTTCATAAATTGCGTTGCACTTGGAAAGAATGGCGAGTTTGCCGAAAAGTACTTGCATAAAGGCATTAAGATTGCAGTTATCGGAACTTGGCAGACTGGAAATTACACTGACAAGGACGGAAAGAAAGTCTACACAAATGATTGCCTTGTGGAAACACATGAGTTTGCGGAAAGCAAGAAGAGTCAGTCAGAAGAACAGTCGCAGCCACCAGTTCCAAATCCAGAACAGGACACAAGTGGATTCATGGATATGCCGTCAATTATGGATGACGAACTTCCGTTTAATTAAGGAGTGATTAAATGAAACCAGTTTTAGAAACAAAATCTACATACAAAGGTTATCCATATGTAGTTCTGTTTATGCCTGGAGCATACAGATGCGGATATGTTGGAGTACCTTACAACCATAAGTTAGCAAAGAAGTATGTTGATAAGTTAAGTCATCTTAAATGCCATGGTGGAGTTACTTACGCAGAACCATATTTATATGAATGCAATGATGACAATACATGGTGGATTGGATTTGATTGTGCTCATTGCTTTGATGGGTATGATGTTGATGCAGCAAAACAGTATTTTGGAGATGACCCAGGTTTCAAAAGATTGTTTTATACAATGGAAGATTTCTGGAGAGAATCAAATAATGATTCCGAAGATAAAATCTGCTCACTTGCTTATGTCAAAGATGAGTGCAAGAAACTTATTGACCAGATTGAAAAGGAGTGATTTCAATTGGTGGATTACGAACGAATGAAACAAATAAAAGCTATTGAAGCCGCAAATCGTGAGAGGTGGCTAAAAGTTAATCCAAATCTGAACGACAAATCTGGAATTTATATGCTTACCAGATGTGATGAGGAAGGATACAGATATGCATACATAGGGCAAGCAAAGCATATTTTATCAAGGCTATGTGGACATAATAGGAGCTACAAGCCACATATTGATAGAAGCTTAAAAAAACATGGGTTGATTTCAAAAAATAATCCACATGGATGGAATGTTGCATTTATAAATTGCCCTATATCGGAACTTGATGAAAAGGAAAAATTTTACGAAAGACAATTTGCAGACCACGGCTATCAGCTTAGAAATAAAACAGGTGGCGGACAAGGAAAAGGAAAGAAACAGATTGACGATTTCCAACCCAAAAAAGGATATCACGATGGGTTGAAGCAAGGCAAAATAACCCTTGCGAGAAAACTGAAACATATCATTGATACTCACTTGGAAGTATCAATCAAACCAGAGAAATCAAGCAATAAGGTGTCTATAAAGGCACTTGAGAAATTCAATAATCTTCTTGATGAAGAATCTTACAAATGATGATCGTGCCAATTCTGGCATACAAATTTCCTACAAATGATGATTAACAACTAAATAAGTGCACGCCCTTTGGGGTTGGAACTAGTTATATTTTTCTTGGCATATGACGCTATTCCAGCCTCAAAGGATAAAAGAAATGAGGTGACAAACTATATGGTAAGCAAATATAACACCGAAAGAAAATATAAAGAGGGGCAGCAGAACAGAAAAGATATTTTCGAGTTCATTGAAAATTATATCAATCTACATCAATATTCACCTTCAAACAGAGAAATTGAGGAAGCAACATGATTGGTGAGAGCATGAACAGGGCAGAGAGAAGAAGACAGCAGAAAGCATCTGAGAAAACACACTTAAATGCACCGTACAATTTCAGCAATTTCAGTCTGGAACAAATTTCAAAGGTGACAGGTGCAAGAGTTGAGTCCTTAAAACTGTATCTGATGCAGCGTGAAGATGAAATACGTGAGGAACTGATTAAAGAGTCGCAGGAAAAACTGTGGAAAGCAGAGGACTATATCGCAGTTGCAAATGTTCTTATCAGTTTGTTTGCAATTAAGAAAACATGGGGATTTACAAAATCCAATCAGAGATTCTTAGAAAACCTAAACTCTGCCAAAGAACACATTGAAGAAGTCGGAATTGAAAAAGCATACCAAGAAGCAAAAAAAACAATGGGAATTAAACTTGAATTTGATTCCATAAATATAAATAAAGAATTTGGATTTGGAGAAAGCGAGGACTAATCATGACAGAGAATTGCAATGAATGTAGCATCGCGTGGATTCGTGGTGGTGAGTACGCAGAAGTGTCAGCACATAACGGCAGTAAAATGAAAGGAAGAGTCTTGAAGCTTGCAGAACAGCATCCAGAAGATGTGAAGATTATGGCTACGAACAAAGATGGTTCCATATTTGCTCATGTCCCAGTTAAGTACGTGAAACTACGAGCGCCAAGAGAATTAACAGAAGAGCAGAGAGCGGAACTGGTGGAACGTGGCAAGAATATGTCCAGAAATAAATCAACCGATTGCGAAGAAACGTCAGATTTCGATTCTGACGATGAAGATGAGGAAATGTTCGATGTTTAATGAAAGAATGGGAATTAATGTTGAAAATGGCAAAAGTAGGATTTGCCCTAAATGTGGGAATCGTTTTCATGTTTTCGCAGATTATAACCGGCATTATGGAGGAGATTTATATTGGTGCGAATGCACAGAATGTAAAACCATAACAAAAATACATCACAGTAAGGAAGCTGCAATAGTGGCTTTTAAGGAAGGATTGGTGCACAAAAATGAGCAAAGTGAACATATATGGGCTTAAAGCATATATAAGTAAAACGTTTGATTTGCATGTTGGCAAAAGAATCAAATACGTAGAACGTGGCGGGGAAGAAAAAGAGCATATCTATGAGGTAAAACAACTTTTTCCGCATTGCGTTTTACTGGAAGATATTTTTGATCATACAAGAATTTGTCCTTGTTACAGCAAATTAAGCTTGATGTTAAGAGGGATTGAATAAGAATCTGGTTAAGAAGATGGGAGTATAAAATCATGGAGGACTGCACAATAGCGTGTCAGTTGCTTACATGGGGAAAGTGAGGATGGCAATGAATATTGATAAAGCAAAATTGAAATTAGGAATTTGGTACGAGGATGAAAACGGAAATGTGATTAATCAAAAAGAAGATTTAATGTGGGAAGCACCGGAAAAGGCAAGAACGTATCATTCTTGTTTCCCACTGCAAATAACGGAATGCATTTATGCGGTACATAGCAAATCTCAAAAGGAAGCGTGCAAACACAAAAGAAAATATTGGAAAAAGGATACAGGTCTGATAAAGGGATTAAAAGGCCATATATGCACTAATTGTGGGTGTAGCCAAACAAGAAAGTGGTGGCAGCCATGGGGAAGAAAATGGGATTATGGAACGGATACTACACCACTTATTGACCTTCATACAAGTATTGGAGGTGGAAATCAAGATGTCATAATGGCAATGGTAAACAGCGGAGATTATACACTACAGGAAGCACTCGTTGTTTTTTCTACGGCCTGCGAAAGATGTATGAATGTACTTACATACAAGTATTTGAATGGAGCGGATGGATATGAAGAATATTCAGACGAGTGGAAAAAATGCAATACTGAATGCGATTTTTGTAAGATTAAGGAGGACGCAAAATGCAATTAAAGGATTTAACCAACAACCAGAAACGCAAAGAGTTTCTGGAGGATTATACCGGATGGAATTTATGGATTGCTGTGCCACGAGTAAGCGAAAAGTATTATTCATATCCGCTTCCGGATAACTCGATGATCGTTGTCAAAGAAACTGAGCACACAAAAGGCGATGACTGGTGGAAGAAGGAAGAACGTGGTGGCTATTACGTTACCACAGAATATTATCTCCTTGAAGGCGATTGGAAGAGATTTGCAGACTGCAAAAAGAGCAAGACACAGATTATTGAATATTTGAGAGAGGTGGCGAAATGAGAAAATACACAATAAATCTTTCAAGAGGACTGGAAGTAGATATTTTTAATTTGCCAGAGGACTTCAAAGAACAGATCGAGCAGGCGTTCAGAGAGTATACATCTGGAACAGCAAAAGCGTATATGTACGTTGACAAGTTGGGATTCATTGACCGTTGCGTGGAATATTTAAACGGTAACGAGGATTCAGATAAGGTTGTAAATTCACTGGTTGAAGAAGCGATGATTGCCGAATGGAGAAATAATGGTGAAATTATTAATGAAAATGATATATACAGTTTTGAATTTATGGAAGATTGCTACAGGCAAGGCAAAGAAGATGCAAGGCTGAACTCTTATTTCGGAACTGACGATCATCACATTTACGACCAGATCCAGAAAGTTCTGGTACAAGTAATTAAAATTGTAATGAATTATGAAGATAAGGAGGACACAAAATGTTAATCAGAAGTCAGGATAAAGAGCAGTTATTGAACATTGATTCTGTAAAAACTATTGGTATTTGCGAAAGAGGAAAATGCTTCGCGATATTTATTGATAGTTTGTATTTTATCGGCAATTATTCTAGTAGAGAAAAGGTTATTAAGGTACTGGATATGATTCAGGAAGCCTATGGAGATTCGGAATACACAAAATATGTAATTCCAGAAGTATGTAGGGTATTAAGTATGAAGCCAAAAACGGAAGAAAACAAAGCACATGCGGGAGAACTTGGAGAAATGCTCAAAAATGGAATGACGTTCCAGATGCCAGAGGATAGCGAGGTGGAAGTATGAAGTACAGAAAGAAGCCAGTTGTAATTGATGCACTTCAGTGGACTGGTAAAAATCATCGAGAAATGTTCGATTTCCTGACGGACTATCAGTGTACAGACCAGTACATATCGGCAGAAGGTAAGAATTTCTATATTGACAAATGGAAGGTCCCGGGCGGATTGGTTATTAAGACACTAGAGGGCGAACATCTGGCAAATATTGGTGATTATATCATCCGCGGTGTACACGGTGAATTTTATCCGTGTAAGCCAGATATATTCAGAGAAACTTATGAGGAGGTAGAAGCATGAAGTATAAATGCGTGAAGGCGTTCACATTAGATACATACGATGGTGATGGATTTTACGTTGACGGATACATGGAAATTAAGGTAGGCGAAGTTTACGAAGTAGGAAATGAAAATATTATCGATGGAGAAATTCATCTTGACGGAGCGAACGTTAACAGATGGATTGAAATATCGAAAGAAACGTTAGAAAAGCATTTTGTAGAGGTGGAAGCATGAGTCATATCAAAGACAGATTATCGGATTATCATGATTTCATGAAGAAACTTGCGGATGGCCACCAGATGGTTTTAGCAAGTGATGTTCTGGAAATGATAGAACAGATTAAGGATGATCTGGAACAGGACGAGAAAGAAAATGGTTGGATTCCTGTCAGTGAGAGATTACCGGAGAAAAATAAAGATGTAATTACAACTGTTAAATATAGTGGTTTTATGGGAATGTACGGAAGGTGGTTAAAGACAGCATTCATTGATGGCTATGGCGAATGGAATGGAGAATGTATAGGCGGTGAAGTTATTGCATGGATGCCACTACCAGAACCATACAAGGAGGACTAAATGGGATATTGCAAATTAGAGTGTCCAGACGGTGAAACGCAATGTTGTATCTGCTGTGAGAAACAAGACGGTTGCGATAACCGGTGTGATATGATGGATAGCTACGAATATGCAGAAGATTGCGAAGATTATGTTGAGGAGGATGAGCCATGATTACATTCTTATTAGGACTTGCACTTGGAATCATAGTCGGAGTGGTTGGTCTTGTATGCGTAGCGATCATGTACGACAAACACCACCCAGACGATTAGAAAGGAGAACGGTATGCTGACAAGGAATAAGAAACTGAAAGACTACGGTATTCCGGCTGAAGATATTGAAAAACTGAATACGATGCTGAAAGACTTCCCGGCAGAATACGGATACCTGCTTTCCGGTGCTGCCTTGTCAGCTTGCCCGAAGAACACGGTGATAGCGGATATGGTTATTGAGAATATCTTGCACCGGAAAAGTTACAGGAAAATCAGCAAAGAAAGATATATCCCGATGAACCCGAAAGACTTCTACAGATACAGACGCAAGACCGTCGCTGTACTGTATGAGAGGATGCGGTTGTTGGGAATGTGGGAGGATGAATAAATGCGTTTAATTGATGCAGACAAAATAATTGACTCTCTTGGAAATTCGGATATGGATTTTGCAATAGGTGCAGTTATTGATGAGCAGCCGACAGTTTTTGATGTAGATAAGGTTGTGGAGCAGTTGGAAACAAGAAAGACAAGAGCTGCTGCATTACAGAAAGCATCGGAGTATTTCGAGGGTGAAACTGATGCGTTTGAAGTTGCAATCAAAATCGTGAAAGGTGGTGGAGTTGAATGAGAGAAATTCTTTTCAAGGCAAAGAGAGTTAAAAATGGAGAATGGATAGAAGGGAGCCTCATAGATCTGGATATTGACAGCGGATATTGCTATATCGTTCCGCCGTATAAACAAGCGAGTACATTGCCAATCGGCTTTTTGATAACAGACGGAATGGAACTGGTTATTCCAGAAACCCTCTGCCAGTTCACGGGACTTTGCGACAAGAATGGAAATAAGATTTGGGAAAATGACATTCTGATGGCGCACTTGGACGAATCCTACCCAGAAGATGTGACATATGAAACCGTTGAATGGGGTGTTGTAGGATGGGTAACGCATGAAACTGGTAGCACGGATAGAGAATATATTGATAAGTTTGATCTTGAACATTATGAAGTAGTTGGAAACATTTTCGACAATAAAGAATTATTACAGGAGGAACACTGATGCAAAGAGAATTCATTTGCGGTGACTGTATGAATTTTCTCCCGGACTTTCCAGATAATTACTTCGATGTGGAAGTTGTAGACCCACCATACGGAATCAAAGAACACGGCGGTAAGAATCGTAGTAAATATGTAAAGCAGAAAAATGGAAGTTCCATTTATGTTCCTGATGGCGGCTATAAGAATTATGGTTGGGATAATAAACCGCCAGATCGAGAGTATTTTAAACAGCTATTCAGAGTATCAAAGAATCAGATTATCTGGGGATGTAATTACTTTGATTACCCAATGGCAGGTGGCTTGATAATCTGGGATAAATGCAATGATGGTTCAGATCAATCAGACGCAGAAGTTGCTTACTGCAGTCTTACAAGAAGGGTTGACATTTTCCACTATATGTGGAGAGGAATGTTTCAAGGAAAATCAATAATTGAAGGAACAATACAGCAGGGCAACAAAAGGCTGAACGAAAAGCGAATCCACCCAACCCAAAAGCCTGTAAATTTATATCGTTGGATATGTCAGAAATATCTGCAGAAAGGAATGAAGATTCTTGATACCCATGTGGGGAGCGGAAGTTCATTGATTGCCTATGAAGAATGTGGGCTTGAATATGTCGGGTATGAAATTAATGAAGATTATTACGATTCAGCTCAAAAACGGTTGAACGAGTTCAAATCACAATTAACATTATTTGATTTAGGAATGGAGGTGCCGGAATGAGTAAATCAGTATTAGTGATTGATACACCAAAAAGCTGTTACAACTGTCCATTTGGAACTGAATATTACGATATTTATATCTATAAGGGGAATTGTGAATTAGCTGAACATTTAGGAAAAATCATGACGTTGCTAACAGAAGAATACTACGGCTTTGAAAGTAAATCAAGACCCGAATGGTGTCCGTTGAAGCCACTGCCGGAGAAAAAGGAGTATATCGTTCCGAATGACAATGTAGAATCACAAAAAGATATTATTGCGGTTGGTTGGAATGCCTGCTTGAGAAAAATTACAGAAACAAGCGATGAAAACGAGCGATAAAAAGTAAGCGATAAGAGGTGGAGTAGATGGAGAGATTAACAGAAAAGCAACGACATATTTTACAACAAAAGCTTTGTGATATGAAAAGACGTTGCTATAATCCAGAAGAAAAATTTTATAAAGATTATGGTGGACGTGGCATTAAAGTTTGTGACGAGTGGATGGATAAAAAAGAAGGACATGGCAATTTCCAAAAATGGGCAGTTGAAAATGGATGGGAAGAAGGGCGCAGCATTGATCGAATAGACGTAAATGGAAATTACGAACCTAGTAATTGTCGGTGGGCAACACCAGAAGAACAGGCGAACAATAGAAGAAATAATAATTATGTAACGATAAACGGGGTAACAAAAACAACTTCTGAATGGGCAAGACAAATTGGAATTTCACAAAATGCTTTTACAGGCAGAATCAATAGTGGATGGACGGGAGAAGAATTATTAAAGCCCAAATTTAAGCCTTTAAAAATGTCTAAAGCAGAAATGGCAAAAGAAATTAGAGCGTGGAGAAACTTAGAAGAACAGGGCTTGCTTGTGAGATTGCCGTGTAAGGTTGGAGATACGGTATGGGATAACGATTTTGGATATCCGGAACCGTATGAAATAAAAGCATTTTCATATGGATATTGCGATAGTTATGTTGAGCCAGATATAGAAGATCAAATTATATTTTACTATGAAAATTATAGTGGTTCAATAGCAGTAGCTTTTCCAATGAGTGAGCTTGGTAAAAACGTATTCCTCACTCGTGAAGAAGCTGAGAATAAGTTGGAGGAGATGAAACATGAATAACAAACCCACACCAGACATAACGCCAAACCTTGCTATATCAGCATACCGCGTATTGCAGCAATATTGTACTGGGCAGCCAGTGGATTGCAAAGGCTGCGGATTCTACGAACACTGTCCAGAATGTTTTCGGGGCATGCCATGTGACTGGAACTTAAATGAAGAAGGTGAAGTAAATGAATCTTAGAAAAGCTACACTAACTGATTATGGAGTGCCGCCGGATGATATACCGACATTACAAAGTCACTTGCGGAATCTTAGCGAAAGCGATAAATACAATCTGCTGCAGGTATCTATCAAATATGCACCCGGAATCGAATCACAAATCTATGACAGCATCGTGAACAGCATCGGCTATCGGACAATGGAGAAGATCAGGACGGTTCCTGCAACAGAAAATGACTTTTATGGCTACAAACGCAAGGTCATGGCGGAATACTATCATCTGGCCAAATTGATTGGCAGACTTTAAAAAAACTTAAAAATTTATAAAAGTGGTAGAGAGCTAAATCTCCCCAGTGTGGTATTATATTTGTATATAACTGCTATACTGGGGACTTTTTTGAATTCAGAAAGGATATGATTGGATGTTGATAGGATGGCAAATGAGAAAAATTTAATACCAAATTCTGAACGAACTCCGAGCGAACTCCGAGAAATAACAAAAAAAGGCGGTATTAAGTCGGGAGAAGTGCGCCGTCAAAAAAAGACCCTTTCTGAATTAGCAAAAATGATAGCTGAGAACCCTGCTCCGACTGCTGCAAAGAAGAAACTCACAAAAATGGGAATATCTGATGAGGATGCAAATAACAATGCCTGTATTGTAGCTGCCGTATATAATAAAGCCATCAAAGGAAATATGCAGGCAGTGGACAAATGGGAACAGTTGGTAGCCGTATCAAAATCAGACGAAAGCAAATATGAGCTTCCTGCCAGAGTACTTGGTAAGGCATTCGTGGATATTAACCGGCAAATCAAGCCTAATATCGAATATGTATTCGAGGGTGGTCGAGGCGGTCTGAAATCTTCATTCGTAGCTTTTAAGATTGTTGAACTTATTAAGAACAATCCTCAGATGCACGCCTGCATTACAAGACAGGTGGCCGGTACTCTGAAAGATTCCGTATATGCTAACATGAAATGGGCTATCAACGAACTTGGACTGATGGAAGAATTTGAATGTAAGGTGTCGCCGCTTGAAATCAAATATATTAAGACGGGGCAGACAATATACTTCCGTGGTCTGGACGATGAAACCAAGCTGAAATCCATTAAGCCGGAATTTGGCTACATTGGAATCCTCTGGAAAGAGGAAAAAGATCAAATGAAGGGAGATGCTCAGGAACGTTCTGTTAATCAGTCAGTGCTTCGTGGTGGCGACGAGTCCTATGATTTTTCATCGTATAACCCACCAAAATCAAAATCAAACTGGGTAAACAGGATTAAGCTCATGCCTAACCCAAAAAGAGTTATCCATCATTCGAGTTATCTGGAAGCTCCGGCGGAGTGGCTCGGACAGAAGTTTATTGACGATGCAGCACATCTGAAAGAAATCAATCCAGAAGCCTATGAACATGAATACCTGGGTGTCCCGAATGGTGACGGCGGAAACGTATTTGAGTATCTGGAAATCAGAGATATTACAGACGAAGAGATCAGCCACATGGACCGCATTTTCGCTGGTGTAGATTATGGATGGTACCCGGATGCCTTCTGCTATCTCCGAACTTATTATGATTCTGCCAGAGAGAAGATATATCTGATTGACGAGCTGTATGTAAATAAATGGAGCAACTCTAAGACTGCTGATTGGATCAAGAAAAAAGGCTATGACGATTACACAATGATATGTGATTCTGCGGAACCTAAGTCTGTGAATGACTTCCGGGATGCCGGACTTCCTGCAAGAGGAGCAATCAAAGGACCGGGAAGTATCGAGTATGGTTTCAAATTCTTACAGACAAAGACTATAGTCATTGACCCGAAGCGAACACCGAACGCATATAAAGAAATCACAGAATATGAGTACGATCGGGACAAAGAGGGAAATGTAATAAGTGGTTATCCTGACGGAGATGATCATGCAATCTCGGCACTTAGATATGCTTATGAGCCGTTGTTTAACAGGAGAGGTTACAGTGCATAATGGGACTTATAACAACACTAAAAAGGTGGTTTAATATGATATTCAAAAAACAAGCCGAAGAGGACTTCAACATTC